TTAACCACGTATGTTTTTAAAATTTTTATAAAAATATAAAAAAACGCCCCTTCCTTCAGCAAGTATTTTTTTATGAGGCCTATCGACCACCTGCATCCCACCAATTAAAGACTGTATAATATTGAGCATATTAAAAAAAGTATTTTCAAAGTCTCTAACTTTTTCCGCCTGTTCTCTTTTCTTTGCATCATCCTCTAATTTTTTTGTTGCGTCCATTTGCAGTTTTATCGTCCATAAAACACCACAAAATCCCATAGCAGAAAAGATTGAGGTAAATGCCCCCCAGGAATCGCCAAATACTCCTCTTTGGTTTTCATCCATACCCTCAAATGGCCAAATATCATGTGATAAAGCATAACCATAGCAAAACACAAACACCACACTAATAAGTATTATAAAGCGGATCATCGCCTGAGCTACCTTTGTATATTTTGATAATTTTTTGATAACCGTTCTAAACCTAATAATAAAGAACGGGAGCCCATCGGCTCCCGTTTTTATGTAACCCATAAAACAGATTACATGTTCGCGATGATAGCGTCGCCAAACTCTGAACATTTCAGAAGTTTAGCGCCTTCCATCAGGCGTTCGAAGTCATAGGTCACGGTCTTGTTGTTGATAGCGCCTTCCATACCTTTCACGATAAGGTCAGCCGCTTCGAACCATTCCATATGACGCAGCAGTAGATTTAGAAATTCATTACATCCGATTGAATTTACAAGCTTTTATGCTTAATAAGCATCTAAACTTATTATTTTTGCCTTCGCCATAACTCGTTGATTTTGTATAGTTTACGTAGAGTTTTGATAACCACATCAAGGCAAAATGGAGGTTCGCTTGAGCACATTCCTTTCATAATGCCCGCATTGTGCCAGAAGCGGAAGTTGTTCAAGTATCAGACAGGTAGACCAGAGACAGTTTATCCCCGCAGGGTTGGCTTAATATTCGTTAAAGATTCCACCCCTACAGACCGATAAAAACAGGAGCGACAGAAACGTAAGGATATGCACATGTATGGAAAACTGGTCATTACAGGAATAATAGTAACGTTGTTAAGTGGATGTACGGCGGGGTTTAGACCTTCGCTGGAAGACTATAAAGGTTCAGATGCAGCCAGGATTCGTGCCGCATCTGATGGTAATACAGCCCTGCAATTTTACGAAAAACAGCCGAGTGGCTGTTATAAAAAAGTTTTAGAGCGTCGGGTTACGGCTGGTCTGGCTATTCTCGGTCTTCCTGTTACAGGAAATAAAAAAATCGGAATGCCAGAATCAAGTAACAACAAGGGAATTTTCATAAATGAATTTACTATCAAGCCGGGGCAACTGATAAATGTAATTCATTACTGGACTCAAGCGGGCTACTACCAAAATACAGAACGAGCTGCTTCCGCCAGATTCATTCCTCAGCCAAATCATGATTACGATATCGTCGTTACTGGTTCAGAATTTGGAGGGGATAGCGTATCGGTGAGAGATCTGGATCCAAGCGCTAAGATAGTACGATGGGAAGGCAATTACTGCCCCTCCGGTATACTTGATTAATTGCATAACGCAGGCCACCGTTTGTACGGTTAAGCCCACCCTGGAGTGGGCTTCTTCGTGTGGTACATGATTCTTATTTATCATGATTGATTGACTAAGGATCACTGTCGAAGGAAAACGTCCGATTTTCGCTCGCAGCGGACTTTATGCTCGATGAGTTCGCTCGCTCTTTGCCGGGAGCGGAAGTTGCTTAATTTACCTTGAATCAAACAATAAGGGAGCAGGTCAAGTTTTCGATTGTTCTGTCAGATGTTTCCGCATCAATGCATTTTGTAGTGTCACTCCACGACACGACCTGCCGGACGGCTCAAGTAAACACTCTTGCCTACCCGCAATAATGACGTGGATGTGATAGCCCTGGCGCCAATGCTTGGCGACGTTGACGCTGGGTAACGAGAAAGTGGAAAAGGTTGTGGCCAAAATGAACGAGATCGGGGCATCGGTCAAATAAATGAAAATTTCTTCTGCAGGCTATACCTCTTTTGCTTTCTCCCAGGTTTTCGCATGGGCATACTTAATATCCTTCAATGCCCATAACCACAGGAATAATAATGAGTATTCAGCGACGTGAGGTGTATCTGGTCTTGAAACAACTATCAGATGGCCGGTTGTTTTATGTGGAAGGATTGAGAAGCGCCCGCAATTATTTTTTTGATGGCCATGTTCGGGTGCTCACTTCTCCGGCTGGTTCAGCGAGCTTTATTGAGTTCGAACCAGGTGAACGCCCTATGCAACTTTTCCATATGCCAGATGAGGAAGGTACTCAATGGCAAGCTGCTTTCCATGATTTCGGCTGCTCGCCTGAATTTGGAGAACCTAAACTGGAATACGTCATATTTGTTGGCGCTTATTCCGATGACCGCGAGCGTACCATTGAGTTGATGAATATGGGCATGACTCATGCGTGGGAAATTATTGAGGGCAAGTGCGAACTGCGCGAAGGCGAGTTTGAAGCAGAATGGTAACTGACACATCGACAAATCTTGAACTCTGGACGGTCTACGATAATCCCATAGACTTCCCGGGCCAGTTCATGGCCCGTCGGTTTGACATAACCAGTGTGCCCAGGCACCTGGCCAGACCTTTGAGCAAATCTGGGAGCGCTTCAACCGCCAAGGTTACATCTGGCTGGCGCGCAAACCCGGTGACGATCTGGTGATCGTTGGCAACTTCCTGCGCTGATTTAAATTTTGTTATATCAGGCAGTTTTTTACTTTGATTAGACTTCAAACAACAATGCATAGAGGGAACCATGAAAAAGCCACAACAGATGTACGACCTGCAAATTCCTGATGACGACTATAAAATGGCAGAAGTCATGGAACGTGATAAGTTGAACTTTGAGTCTCCCAACAAATGGTTTTACGTGGGTGCTGACAGCCGAGACCTCCGCTTTGCGAAAGTAGGAATTACGATGGGCGATTTAACATCCCGCTCATACGGCACTAACAACCCTAATTTCTACCTGTTCTGCGCCTTTCAGTGCCAGCAAAGCACAACGGAAGCTCAGCTCAAAAGCATTGAAAAAAGCGCTATAAGCTATCTCGATGGTGTGTTCTGCGCCGAAAACGGTCAGACAAAGCGGGCGCGTCACATGGAGCCACAACGTCTGTCAGAGTGTTATTACGATGTAAATTTCGAGGATTTTTTTGTCGAGGTGCATGACTACCTGTTGGATAATCACGTCAGCTATTTCCAGACCTGTGGTTTCGAAAATGAAGCAGGCGGTGATGGAGGCTATGCACTTGCGTGGGAGTTCAGTTCTCTCCTTAAACCCGAAGTTAAAAGGTATTTCCTGAACAGGATCCTCCGGGGGTGATAAATTAAGTACCTCCCTCACAAAGGAAAGCGCCCGTTGAGGCGCTTATTTTATGGGCGTTAATTAGTTAATGTCATTTCCTTTCTTAACTTACTAATTTAATTAGATTTTTTAACATTCATCAAATACTCGAATGTAACGACGGTAATCGTTTTCAGTGCCATTTGCCCAGGAATAAAGAAAACAACGTTTCTCCGTTTTTCCTTCTGAACGATTGCGCCATGATGCATTAACTTCTTAAAGAGTATACGGAAGTTCCTTTTCATTGAACTAAAGTGGCACAATGAATTTGGCCGCCTGGAAAGAGCTGATTTTATTCGGCATACCTTCGGCATGCTATTTTTAAAAAAACATCGCGAGATCAACAATAGCTGCCAACGTCCGCTCCTCGCTCAAAGCGGACCTTCTCTTTTCTTTAATGCCTGAACAATACCCCTTTTATCATGACCGCACGGTCGGCACATCAGCCAGCCGTGGCGTGTAACACGGCGACAACATCTGCCGCTTCATCTGCCACGCCTGCTGGATGCCCTTCCCCGCAAAATAGAGTGTTCCCCTGCCCTGTTTGTTGAGTTTATCCATCAGGGACATCAGTGTCGCGCTGTTCACGCGCGGCGCTTTCTCGTAAAACAGATTCAGCAACGCCGCCCTCTGGCTGAAAAAATCACCGAGCATATCCACCCGCCTTCTGTTGCCAGCGCTGAACATCCTTTTCCCCTTTCTGGCGTAACACCTGCTGAAGACTTGACCAACGTAAGTAATACTCGATCTCCTCTTGTAAAAGTCGTAATATCGTCACCGTTTTACGCCATGAAAAATCTAGCGTTTGTTAGGAATCTTTCGATAAAGAACGCTTTTTTTCTGAGCATTTTACGAAAAACAAGCGAAAGGTCAGAGCCATTTTAAATGGATCTGTAACTATCAAACTTTATTGGATTTTTTAATATGGAAAACAAAGCAAAAGAAGTGATCCACTGTGCGTATTGCCATACGGAACTGACTAAAGGTGTCCAGGTTTGCAGAACCTGCCTTGCAACCGTCAAGTATGGTGTTCCACCAACAGGATTATCGCTATTGGTTTGGTTAATAGGAATGGTGGGTGGGGTGTTATATGCAATGTATATACATTCCGCACCAGCATTCTTTTTGGGATTTGTTTTTATGGCGATAGGTTTCATAGCTCTTAAAGTGATCTATGCAGACCGAATCTCATTCCATAGAAGATAAAACCTAAATTCAAGGCCGGTTCTGCCGGCCTTTTTTTTGGAACTTCTTTAAAACCACTGTTTATTAAAACAGCATTTTTATGAGGTAACAAAATCAAGACGGCGGCCTAGTAATCGTAACGGCAGAGCGGCGGTTAAAACTGCTCAGCGAGGACAACGCGTCGGCTTATTATTCACCGCTTACGACGACCGGGGGCACCGGCCAGACAGCTTTTACGGGAAAACCGTCTTGTTGTGGAACCTCATGTAATGCCTTCCGGTAAGCGTCTCATGCTTCTTTGTCGGTCGGCGCGCCAGACCGCATCGAGGCAGCACGTCGCCGCGGCAATAAAAAAAGGGCCGTCAGGCCCTTTTGTTATTCTACTTCCGGCATCTGAACGCGAACAGAAACAAAGACACCAGAAGGGATATCAATCGGATCCCCATCCGCTTTACCTTCCACAAGGTTCTGAGCAAACTTTGGCGAGCTGCCATTGACGCGATGGTAAGTCTTGACGGTTATAGACCCATCAGCGCCGACGCTGTAATCAAGCCAGATAAGTGGTTGCTTGTTACGGTCTACCGGTATCTCGAAGCCGCCATCCGGCCCGCTCCATGCGCCATCAGAATTGAGCCCCAAACAGCCCTCAATCAGATAAACACCCTCATCAATGCGAGAAACGGTTGCGCCAAAAGACTCATCATTCGTCTCGAAAGAGCCATCAGAGAATATTTTAACAACCGGCGACGCGCGCTTGATGAAACCGTTCGCGTCTACCGTCGTATTGCTCGCATTCCAGGTTTCCCTCCATGCCGTCCAGGTTCCATTAAGTCTTGCCCTTGCAGACAGTGAACCGCTCGCAGTAACCTGAATCTGAGAAACGTTTGAACCTTCATCGCGAGACATAACCAGCATGGGCATGTACTCGTTCGCGAAGTTAACGCCGCCAGCGCCTGGGCCGGTGTAAAAACCGTTCCAGTTAGCATTGTTCGCATTTGATGGGCTTCCTGATGGAATAATCGCGGTAGGCGATCCAATTCCATAATCCCCCCATTTCATCATTGTTCCGCCGCCACCAGGGATAGTTATCGTTTGGGTCACTGCCGGAGACGATCTGTAATCCGTCACCTCTATAGCTGAACGGGCAACACCGCCAACAATCGCTTTTGCCACTAAAGAAGCCGTGACAGAAGTAGATCCGGCAACCCTGATTTCCGACTGAGCACGACCACCATCAACAACGGTTCCAGAAGACGGGTAGGATGCATAACTGTTGATCACACTGAATGATGTGTTCGCCGCCTGGAATGCGCCGGACGCGCGGATAATCCAGATACCAAAGGCTTCGCTTGGATGTATCTCGCCAGACCCATCTCGACCATATGAAGCATTGTTGCGGCTCGCGTCGAACATAAGGTTAGAAGTAACTTTGTTGGTTATGGTGGCATTCGCTGACATTGGCGGAGCAGCGTAGTTTCCGATACCTGTTCCAGGGAAAACCCCAAAGCTTTTGTATAAAGACGAATCGCCAGCTCCGCCAGTGACCCACATATCCACCGGATCAGTGCCGCTCGTTCCGTACATCGAACGCATTCCGATGCTGCCGGAAATATTCGGCGCGCTGTCCTGCAAAATTCGCCCAACCACATCACCAGATGCCGCCCCGCGCAGGAAAGTAGATCGAACACTTCCCGGCTGGATACCGTTAAGATCAGGAACGCGAAATGTTGTAGATCCGTCCCCTGGTGAGTACATCCCGCGATTCATTGCTGGTGCCGCCGCGTTGCTTGACGTCATCCAGATCGCATCGGTTTGCGTTGCGGTCAAAAATCCTGAGCTTACAGCCGCCCATAAATCTGCGGTTTTTACATCGGTACGGCTCTCAAGCTGGCCGTCTGCGGCGACATAACCAGCAGGCAATGACGCGCGAGAGCCGTTAAACCATTCCACAGCGCCGATAAAGTTATTCATCACGCCATTCATGTTGGCCCCACCGCCGCCACCAGACGAAGCCTTAAGCTGGCGCAATGTTACAGCATCAAAATCTCCCACAGCTTCCGCAGCGAGCGGCAACGGCTTACCGTTCAGCAGGTTTTGCAGCGATGCCGCCCTGTCTGTGACGTCGGACAGGTTCGCGTCTTTTGTAAGGACTTTTTCGGCGTCAAATTTATCGGCAAGCGACTGCGCACGATCGGCCTGAGCGCGTGCGTCAGTAGCGGCCTGGCTGGCAGTTCCCACGGCCTGCGCCGCCGTGCTGGCGCTGGCTGCGGCATCGCTGGCTACTCTGCTGGCAACGGCCATAGCGTCCTCTGCCGCCTTTTTAGCCGCGCCGGCATTATCGGCGGAAGCCTTCGCCCCGCTGCTGGCCGTCTCGGCAGCCTGCCGGTCCGCGCTGACGCTGGCCTGCGCCTGCTTAATATCCTCCACGATTTTCTGAAGACTGCCCGGATCGAGGTCTTCGAGCAGGCTCACCAGTGACGGCCAGCTCGGCCCTTTAAACTGGCTGCCGTCAGGCAGCGTAACGGTGATATTTTCACCTGCGGAAAAAACCTGCTGCCAGTTGGCTTTGTCGAGGTTGAGCCCGCGTAAGGCTTCGGTAACCTGATTCACCACTTCCATCGTTACCTGGCTCATGGTACCGCGCGGCACCGCTGACCATGCCAGCCCCGCCGCATCGGGCCCGGTGTACGTTCTGGTGAGCGTCAGCGCCGTGTCGCTGCTGACCGTTTTAACGGCCTGCGTGTAGACAACCTGACCCGCCGTGAAGACGACGTAATCCCCCGCGACCAGTTCGCTGGTAAATGTGGTGCCGTCGCCGTTGATGGTCGTTGCGCCGTTTGTGATGCTGATAGTGCCTTTAGCCATCAAGGCTGCTCCTTAAAATAAAAAACCCGCCGTAGCGGGTCATTCAGTCAATAAGCGGTCAGTACATACTGTCGAGTAACAGGATATTCATGCCGGTCGTTCTGTTTACGTCCAGCGAATAGTCAGACGTCCATACCGCAGCCACATAGCCGCGCCCCACCCGGACGGCATTACCCGCCCGGACCAGCCCCTGATATTTTGCATAACACCAGCCGCCGGAGATGTCGGTCTGCGCGCCGTAACGACCGAGCATGATGAACCGGTTCCCGATATCAGTGGCAGTCCCTGACGGCCTGTAGAAGGCATTGCTGTAGAGGAACGGGCGCTTTGTTGTGGAAAAGGTGCACTGCCCTCTGCTGTTGAATAAGTTCAGTCCGGGCCCCGGAACCGGCGCGGTGCCGGTCGCAAAAATCACCACGTCCATCGTTACGGTCGCGCTGACGTTCGCCCCGTTACGCTCGGCCACGGCCCGGACCACGTTACCGTCGTATTCCACCACCACACCGCTGGCGCTCCACCTGGCAAATACGGCGTAAGACTGCCGGGTGTAGCCGGTCGGGGGCGGTGACCAGGAGCCGTTAAACGTCACCCGCCCCCGATACACACACTGACCGACCGCGGCCCCGTCCGTGATAAGGGTGAAATCAGTACTGTCAGAAATATAAAGCCCGCGATTGCCCGACTGACTGGCGGGCAGGATCTGCCAGACCGTGCCGGGGTATATTTTCCCGTTGCTCATTTTGTAGTTTGACCAGGCGGAGAAGGTCAGCACATTTCCGCTCTGTGATACGCCGGTTAACACGTCCATATCCGGGATCAGGCTTGTGCTGCCGCCAAGATAAATCCCGGCGGTGACATGCGGTGCGAAGACAGCTGAAGCACCCGCCACATAGCCCGGTATCGCGTACTGATTACCGCTGCCGCTGGCATACCCGCAATAGGACGGGCACCGCAGCCCCGCGGTAATGGTCATCGCCGGACCGCCGTCATTGAGATCGATATACAGCCCACTCGGCATTAATTCCATTCCCCCAGAATGATACGCCCGCCATTCGCCAGATTTACCGTCACACCGTTACCGTTGATGACCACACCATTTCCGCTACCGGCCAGGGAGAATCGTCCCTCCGTTGCGATAATGGCCCCCCGCACCGTCACGTCATTAAACTCAGCGGCGCCAGCCTTATTAATCATCCAGCCGGTTTTACCCGCCACATAGTTATTTGACTGAATAAAGGCGCCAATTTTGGCGTTTGTAATAGTGCCGTCCTGGATAAAGGCCGAGTTCATAAACACCTGGCCGTTTACCACTGCAAACGGTGAGTAACGGTTGTTTCCGCTGCCGCTCATCACCACAAACTGATTCGCATTCACCGCAAAGCGGGTATCGACAGCGGTGCCGTTAATGGTGACCGCCACCGACAGCCCGGCGTCATAATACTGTCCCTTATACTGCACGCCGGTTTTCATGGTGTAGATGGCAGAGCCGCCGTTTGCATCAACATACGCATCCATTTTGCCTTCTACCGCGGCAGCCACATCGTCAAACCGCGCCACCACCGTGTCGTTTATCTCACTGATGGCCGATGTGTTATCCGCCGTGGCTTTCTCGATACGACTGGCGGTGGCGTTGAAATCCTCAAATTTCGCGTTCACCGTCGTCTCAAGCGCCGCGACGGACTTACCGGCATCGGCGGCCAGCGTCCGGGCCTCAATGATGCCCGCGCGGTTATTGCCATAGAGCTTCCACTGCTGGTTCACGGTGTCGTGGCCGCCCAGGGCATTCTGCAGAATGGCTTCGGGATCGAGGGTTATCTGGCTGAGCAGCGCCTCACCGTCTTCCTTCGTCATGAAGTCGCCCGCGATATCGCCCAGGTAATCTTCCGCGTTGTCGTTCGCCATGCCGCGTACCCACGTCGTCCACGCCGACTGGTTCCCGATGCGGTCCACCAGCCGCGCGCGGTACCAGAAGATTTGCCCGGCGCGCAGACCGAGCTGCGTGTAGCTGCGCGCCGGATAGGGCACATCTGAGAGCAGCAGCGCGTCGCTGCCATCGGGCGCAGCGGCATACTGAATTTCGGTCATCAGCGTGTCGTCCGCGCCGTCCGGGAAGTTCCAGTCGAGCTGGATCCCCCAGTTAATCGCCGTGGTGCGGAAGTTCAGCGGCACCGGCGGCTGCCCCACCTTGCCGGTCAGCGTCACCTCGTCGCTGGTCTGCCAGACCGAGGCAACATCGCTGGCGTTCACGGCGCTGACGCGCGCCATATACCGCCCTGCATAGATACCCTGCACCTCAAAGCCGAGCGAGCTCGTGCGCGGCACGTTCACCCAGTCACCGTTATCCTTGCGCCACTGGCATTCATACGCCACGGCACCGGACGCGGCGGGCCAGGCGACACGCAGGGTTTCCACGCTGAGGCCCTGCACAACGCGGCTGTAACTGCTGAGCGTCACGGAGGCCGGCGGCACCTGCGCGCCGGGCGGAATGGCCGATACCGGGCGTTCATCGAGCCTGGCGCCGGAATCGATGGCGGCATACTTATCCGGGTTGTACTGCACCGCGCTGATGGTCCAGGTGCCGTCGTTGTTGTCTTCCACAGACGTGACCCGGTACTGCTGGATTGCCACATCCTGCGCATCAACCGACCAGACCGCCTCGCGCTCCGGCGTTTCGCTGAATACCGCAGACACCGTGACGTTGCGGCCGCTGACCGCCTGAAGGGTACGGGCCTGTGATTTGCCGGACGGCAGGTTGACGATAAGCCTGTCGCCCGCTTTTGCATCCGGCGCCCGGTCGAGCGTCAGCGCGCGACCGTTCACCTGACTGATACGCCCGCCCATCACCCGCCCGGACAGATACTGATCCGCCACGCCGATGATATGACCCGGCAGCGGGATCATGCCCTCGAGCCCGGTGGCGAAACTCACCATCCGGTCTTTAGCATTTGTCAGCAGCGCCCAGCGGCCGCGGCGGTTGGCCTCGGTGCGCCGCGTGCAGCCGATGGCGGAGATCTGCGTCTGGCCCACGCCGTAGCGCCGCACCAGGTCGGGCTCCATCACCGCTTCCACTTCATCGGTGTAATGGTTCTCCGGGTTTGACCAGCTCACCATCGCCGTTGAATAACGGTTCTTCTCGCTGCCGCTGGCGTAGGAGAATTTGCCGTCGATGACGTTGGCGCGGGTGTAGACATACGTCATGTCGCGCGGCATGTCCGCCAGCGCGGAGAGCTGGTTACCGGCCCAGTAGGTCATGCCACGAAAGATGCTCGCCAGGTCGCGCAGCACCGTAAACGCCTCGTTCTGGCTCTGGATATACACGTCGCAGAGAAATCGCGGCTCGGTACCGCTGCCACCGGTACCGTCGGGCACGGGCTGGTCGCAGTACTGCGCGATGCGGTAGAGCTCCCACTTGTCCACTTGTGTCGCATCCAGCCGGTCACCGGTTCCGAAACGGTCGCTCAGCACCAGGTCGTAAAAGACCCAGGCGGGGTTATTGCTCCAGGCCCATTTAAACGAGCCGTCCCAGGTGCCGGAATAGGTGCGTGCCACCGGATCGTAAGTGGTGGGCACGCGGATTTGCCGCCCGCGGGCGCGGAGGCTGATCTGCGGAATATTGCTGAACTGCTTCGCGTTGAACGACACAAACAGCAGCGCGGTGTTCGGGTAGCGCAGCTTTGCATCGATGATTTCCGAATACGCCTCGATGTTTGTGGTGTCGACGATGCGGCTGGAAGTGCTGTCCGCCGTCGTCCGGCTCACGCGAAGCTGCCAGCCGGTACGGGCGGGCGGGAGATCGATGCGGTGGCTGCGCTCATACAGCGAGGTGGTCTTACCGTCGAACGCGCCGTTCAGCACCGTGACATACCCGCCGCCGTCGGTGGACAGCTCAATTTTGTAGTCGACGCGGTAACCGACCACATCCCCGTTGTCCTTCATGCGCTGCAGCGAAGGCACGCCGAGGCGCACCCGGACGGCAGAGAGCTGCGTCTTACTGATGGCGCGCGTCCACGGCTGTGTCGCTTTAAGCTGGGTGTTAATGGTGATTTCATTTTCCACCGACGGCACGCCGGGGATATAGGTCTGCGCCTGAGTGCCGGACCGGAACTCCCATTTCACACCCGGAAAGTTAAGCGTGCCGTCAGCGCTGCGGATCGGGGTGCCGTCAAGGAAGATATCTTTATCCGTGAGGCCGCCGGCGAACTCCCCCTCGCCCAGCGCCAGCAGGATTTTGGCGGTCGCGATCGACTGCAGTGAATCAGGAGACTCCCGCGGCGTGCGGGGTTTATCACCGCCACCCTTTTTACCGGTTATTTTTTCCATACTGCGCCCATAAAAAAAGCGCCCGCAGGCGCTGTTATCTGACTGATGCTCACTGGTCGTTGGTGTAGATGCCGGCGGAGACAATGGCGCCGCCGATTTCGCGCTCACCGTAAAGAAGCCCGACGGGATTGCCCATTGCCGTTGTATTCACCGGCCCGCCGAACGCATAGCTCGGCGCGTTATCGGGGTCCTGACGCGATGCCAGCCCGCCGGGCTGGGGTGACAGCATCTGCACCACGCCACCGGCCATTAAGCCGATACCGGCCTGTAAGGCATACGGGCCCCACGTCGCGCCGCCCCACGCCTGGCCGATGGTCATGCCAATGGCACCGACCACCACCAGCACCGCGCCCAGTATTGTCTGCAGCACGCCCGCCCGCTTGCTGCCGGCGATAATCGGTGCAATGCGGATATCCGCTTCGCCGCTGTTGTGCTTCAGCTCGTCCTGGCCGATATTCTTTGTTCCCCTGAACACGGCAAAGCGCAGGCCGCGCAGGTGCGCCGTCTGCATGTACTGCTCAAAGCCCGGGATAATGACTGACAGCGCGCGGCAGGCTTCCGCCGGGCTGGCTATCACCAGCCGGTGCTCGCGACCGAACCGCGCACCCAGCGCGCCGTAAAGCCGCACCGTTTTCAGTTGGTTCATGGCAGATCCTTGTGTCTGACTATTTTAATGGTGCGCTCGCGCAGGTAGCCGCCGTATGGTGTGGTGCAGGAGAGCTGGCCGTAGAGGTGATGCAGCAGCTGGTTACCCTCCAGCAGAATACCGGCGTGATTCACTACCGGCGCGGACACCTGCATCAGCACCATGTCGCCGGGCCGCGGCTCTGTGACCTCGCGAAATCCCTCGGCATACCAGTTATCCATATAAAGATTTTCGCCCCGCTCCCACCAGGGGTAATCCACGCTGTAGTTGCGAAGTGTCACGCCCTGCCGGCGGTGCCAGTCCATCACCAGCGACCAGCAGTCGGCATAACCCAGTTCAAAGGCGCGCCCTTCCAGCGGCCGTTCGCCGCGGGGCGCAATGGTGCGCACGTCGGCTTCCGGCCACGAGACGATTACCCAGGGGATGCCGTGGGCGTCGCACTGCAGCTGGTCGAGCTCGCTCGGCTGGGTGGTGGCGCCGTCGCCCGGGTGGGAATGCACAATGGCGGTGACGGTGCCCCAGTCTTCCGCCGCCGCGTAATCCTCCGGCGACAGCTCAAACTGCTCCTCAGGCGCGCCGGTGATGTTCCGGCACGGGAAATACCGTTCGACGCGGCTTTTCTGCGCCACCACGCCGCAGCACTCGCGCGGGTATTCCGCCTCAGCATGGGCCAGGATATCGGCAATGGTTTTATCGCGCATGGTTACCTCCGGATCAGGCTGGCGCCGGGAAAGCCGCCGAAATCGAGCTGGGCATCCGCGCCAAAGCGTTTTTTACAGTCGGTCAGCAGGCCTGAGCATTTATCCTGTGCCGGGTCGGTCACCGGGTTACCTTTCAGATCAAACATGCGCGGGCCGTTGTAGGTACAGCCGTCACCGCTGCGGTATTTGTTGCGGCAGGCCCAGGTGCAGACCGCCGTGATTTGGCGCGTCGGGATCAGCAGACCCTGCAGGTCCATCGGGCTGGAGAGGCGAAATTCCACCACCTCGTTGTCCTCTGCCGCCTTGCTGTCGATGTAAAATACCTGGCGGAAATACTGCCCCGGATCCGCGGACGGGTTGCCGTCAGGAAAGGTGCGCGCATCGAGATACTGCCCGAACGTATCCAGAATCGTGACCTTCGCCTGCACCATGTCATCAAAGCGCAGACAGAGCGCGGTCACCACGCCATCAAGGTTGGCGATGCGCAGCACCGGCTCCGCACTCTGGCCGTCACTCGACGATGCCAGCCCGGTAATTTCAAACGGCCAGGCACCGTATTCCTCGTCATCAAACCAGATGGATTTAGCGGCAAGCTTCGAGGTGTCGCCGCCGCTCGCCGCGATTTCTTCCGGCGTGTGGGGAATGGTGCAGGCGTGAAAGCGCAGCACGCCCGCGCCGAACGCCGAGCCGTCGACGGTCACCAGGCGGACACTGTCGCCGGGTTCAAGCTTCTGAACGTCATTACTGATTGCCATAAGTACCTACGAAGCGAATGCCTGTGTGAAGGTTGCGGTGAGAGAGAAAATGCCACCGCCCGGCGCCGACGGGCGGTAGGCGTCACAGCGGTAAAGCCCCGCGCCTTTCAGCGGTGCCTGCCAGATGAATGAACGGCTGCCGCCATGTCTGTCCAGGAAATCCATAATCGCGGTGATGTAGCTTTCATCCCCAACGAATTCCAGATCCCATTTCTGACCGCGGGCGTTGATGCCGTCTCCCGACGCCTGGGCATACCCGTCGCCGAACTGCGCGCGGCGGACGCGGTGAGTCACCTCGCCCCCGGCATTAATGCGCGGGCACCAGGTAAAGGTTTCGGTTGCCATGTTTCACCCATAAAAAAACCCGCCGTAGCGGGTGGTAAATTGATTTTTAGCGCTTGCCCTGCGTGGCGTTCCACAAGGGGGTGCCGGGCTTGCGCAGCTGCGAGTTGATGGTATCGAGAATGGCGCCGGTGAGCTGGTTAGCCACTGCGCCGGCGGCGTTAGTGTTGCCCTGCGCACCACCTTTGTCGCCTGTAAAATTAATGGTTCCGATGCTGACGCTGACACCCGCGCCGCCCTGCGTGCCGCTACCCAGCGCTTTTACGCCCAGCCTGCCGGTGGCGTCGCGGGTCAGCGGCATAATGGCTTCCGGCCCGGCCTCGCCCATCACGCCGGCCCCCTTCGCAAACGCAAAAAAGGTGGGGGTATCAACGACACTACCGCTATAGCTGCTAAGATCAGCTGACGAATAAACCCCACCCTTCGCGTTAAACTGAAACGACGCACCGTAGTTCTGAATGGCGGTGCCCGCACCGGCAGTGCCGGTTGCGCTTCCGGCGACGCCTCCCGCAATTCCTCCGAGAAGGGAGCCGAAAAGTCCACTGCCAGACGAACCGCCACCCATCGCGTTAACCACGGCCATCTGCAGCGCAACCTTTGAGATAGTCTGCAGAACGGATAACCCCCAGTCCTTCCAGCTGGCCTTGTTACCCACCAGCATTGCGGAGACGTTATCAAGCGCACTGTCCATCGTGGAGGTAATGCCCTGCGATACCGTGCCGGCAATGTTGCTGACGTTATCCATCCAGTCAGCAAGCCCCGCACTTACGCCCGCGCGCCAGTCCAGTTCGCTGGCCTTCGCCTGCCGATATTTTTTATCAAGCGCATCCAGCGCTGACTGACGCGCTGCGATTGCCTCTGCCCCCTTATCGGTTTTATCAAAAACGCGCTCAACCTCCTGCCGCTCGCGGTACTGTTCACGCTGGCGGTTCCCCATTCCTGACGTAGTGGCGGTTAAGCCAGCATCATCCTGGTAGTGGCGTGCCGCGTCCTTCAGATCTTTCAGCGCGTCAGCCATTTCATGCTGCTTGCGGACAGCCTCATCGGCTTTCTGCGTCCACTGAGCCAGCGCCACGGCACCCGCCTCAATGGATTTTCGCTGCTCCTCGCTCCACTTCACGCCATTTTCATGAGAGGCAGCGTAGAGCTCAGCCGCTTTTTCTCCCTGCGTGGCGCGCACTTTCTGGACCTCTACAGCAACACTCAGATCGGCGATTTTTCGGCTGTATTGTTCAGCGCTCTGCGCCGCCTCTCTCGCCGCTTTATTCTGGGCATGGGTTACAGCCGTCTCATCCTTTTTCGCCTGGGCCAGCGCCTCATCTTTCCGGGCAGCCTGATCCTTATTGTAAATATACTGGGTATAGAGCGCCCCGGTCAGTTTCAGATCCTGCGCTTCATAGACATGCTGCTGATGAAGTTTCTGCAAGCCGGACAGACTCGCCAGCTCATTATCGCGACGGGCTTTTTCCAGTGCTGTTGTCTGCTGTGGCGTCGCGTTCGACGTGGATATCACCGGACCGGCATATGAAGCAGGTCGACTGGCGGGTGTTACCCCCATGCTGCGGTTCAGAAGATCATAAGCCCCTTTCAGGGTGGCAATAGCCCCTGCCTCCTGAATGGCTTTCTGCGTAGCCTGTTCGCTGGCGTCGTTAAACAATCGTTGGGTCTGCTGAAGTTTTGAAACGGCCTGCTCCCGCTGATACTCCAGATTGTTCAACTGATCCGTAAGAGAAATATTTTTCTCTGTAATATCCGCCTGGTCCATCAACGTGTTAATCCACGTCGTGGTAGGGCTTTCGTTAAAGCTCTGCTGAATCTGCGCGAGCCCCGTCAGACTGTCTTTAACCCTGGCTATCTGACTGTCGAGATCGGCTATATCCTTTTTCTGGGCATCAATGGATGTGCGGGCATTCGCTGCCGTAGAGCGCAGGCCGAGGGATGACATATCCTTAAGCCGGGCGTTGATCTCATCCAGGTTACTGGCAAAGCCTACAGCTTGTTTATGAACCTGCTCGGTATGCTGGTACAGGCCATACATCGCTGCACCAGATGCCAGGATGACGCCCGGCCAGCCGCCTAACAGGCTCAGTACGCCACCACCCAGGCGGGACATCACAGAGGCGGTTTCAGTTAACCGGCTGGCAGCGGAGGAGCGGGCGCTGATAGCGTTATGAAGCTGTGCCTGCGCCGCGGTTAGCTGCCGCTCTGCTGTGATTTGCGCCTCAATGCCAGCCGCGGCGGCACGGGCCTGCTGCGCACGGTAAACAGCCTGCCTTGCCGTTGCCACACTGACTTGGGTGCCGCGCAACTGCGCTTCCGCAAGCCCCACTTCTGCTGCTGTATTCCCAACCAGAGAAGCTGTTGCAGTTGTGATGCTGCCGACCATATTGCCGAAGTATCGAGCCACGCCCAGCCCGACAAGCGCGCCCGCGACATTCGCTACGGTATCGATGTTTTCTGCCAGTCCATCAAGTGCGCCCGACAATGAGGAAGATGCACCCACGGCCTGGTTAGCGCCGCCCACCCAGGCCATAAAAGCGTTCTCTACCTTCTGAGCAGATCCGCTGATACTTGCCGGAAGGGTGTCGAATTCTTTACGAAGCTGCGCCACATTGGTGAGCAGCGGCACAATCTTATCGGTGGTCAGTTCCCCATTATTGGCCATGTTACGCAGTCCGCCGATCGTCGTGTGAAGACCGTCGGCAAGAAATTTGGCGAGACGTCCGCCACTTTCCATAATCGCGTTAAACTCCTCACCACGCAGCACGCCAGAACCAAGCGCCTGACTGAGCTGCGTAATGACAGAACTGGCTTCTTCCGTGCTGGCGCCGGATAACTTGAGGGAGGTCGCAACGGTTTCGGTGACGTTCGCCACGTCCGCAGATGCATAGCCAGCGTCACGCAGAGACTGAGCGATTCTGCTGTAGAGATTGGCGTTTGCCTCAAAAGAGGTTCCGGTCCGCTGACTGATAGACATCAGCGACTGTTGCGCCGTAGTACAGTCCTGTGCGGAAGAAGAGGCGAGCCGCAGACGACCATTCAGCTGGTTCCAGGTATCGGCATAGTGAATCAGCTGTCCGGTAGCAAACGCTCCGGCAAACGCGCCAGCCATACCTGCTGCGGATGACTTCACCGATGCAAACTGCGCATTAAGCTCGCCTAAAGAACGCTGCGTTTCTCGCGTAGCGGCAGCCGCACGACGGCCCCCCTGTTCCATCGTTTTGTAATAATCAGAGCCCATCCGGGAGGCACGGGAAATCTCAGACTGAAATGACTGAGAATTTGCGGAGATTTTGATTATTAATTCGCGCAGAGTAGCCATGTTAGTCCCATAAAAAAAACCCGCCGAAGCGGGTTCACATTTAAAAATTCAACCGGAACTTGTTTTTACCTAAGTCGAAATGAATTTCGCACTTAATTATTGCTGTGTGCATTTCACTGCTTTAAGTGACTCGAGCTGATTCAGACGCTCATGTGCTTTTTTTCGCGCATCACTTTTGGCCATACCGTTTCCGATACCGAAGTCGCCGAGAAAACCAAGCACAGTACGTCCATCAAACTGGCCGGTGCTTTCAATCTCCTGCTGAACGCTATGTGCTTTAGCAATCTCTACATTTAATGCCTTACAGTCGAATGCGCTGGCCTCCTCGCTCGTTACAGACGAAGCCTGTGGATACTGCTTGGTCGCACATCCAGTGAGCATCAATAATCCAACCCCTAAAACCATTAATTTTTTCATTTTATGTTTCCGTTAATTGCAATCGGAAACATCCTAACACTATAGCCTTAACCCTACCCTACTATTTTGCAGGGATCAGAATCATTAAGTCTGTGCCGCAGCTAAGGCGACAGCAGGCCATTACTTCATTGTGCCAGCGCAGCAAAAAAGCCTTCCAGCCCGGAGATGTCCTCTTGCTGATCCGGCGCGCTCCACTGCAGAATCACATCATCAACGCTTACCTTTGCACCCTGCGAATTTAGTATCGCGGCGGAAACCTGCGCGGCCTGGATATCGCCGCGCCGGTCGCTGATGGGGTTGAGGCGGTCAAATTCGATCCACATACGCAACTCGCTGGCCGTCATTGTCTGCTTCAGTTCAAGAAGCGTACGCCCGAGACGCAGCGCCTGTGTCATCAGGAAGAAAGTGCCGGGCTGGCTTACGGCTTTTCCACTTCGGCGGCCGAGGTGGTCAGATCGAGTGCCTGCTTAAGAAGACGGGCGTGCACCGGGCCATAAAAGAGCTCCACTTGCGGCTTGTCTTCTTCAGAAAATACCTGCGAGCCATCTTCTTCAAGTAGTACATCAATAAACAAAACGACGTCAGCACTCTTGTTACGCAGCGCCCGCTCTGCAGCCGTCAGTTCTTCTGGTTCGCCATCTGTCTGCTTCGGGTTAAGCACCTGCTGCCATTCCAGCCAGGCCTGAGCGGAGGGCTCACGCAGTTTTACTGTGGCGTTTTCCCATTCAGGTACAGTCACGACTTTGGTACGGAAGCCCGCCATCGGTGCCAGCGCAAGCGCGCGGAGTGAACTCTGTGAAACCTGCTTTTCCATTTCATGACTCTCGTTTTAGCACTAAAAAAGCGGCTTTCGCCGCTGTGATTAACCTGCTGCTGGGGCCGGTACGATCGGGACGGGTTTTCCTTTGATGCGCAGCGTAAACGACGCCGTCACCACCCCGGCCGTGCCCAGGCTCCAGCTGTTCTGGCGTACTTCTGCCAGGAACGCATAACCATTACCGGAGGGGAAAATCACCTGAAATGCATGCAGTGCATCGGTATCGTAGGCGGCGCGAAGCGTGTTCTGACCTTCTTCATCGGCTGACCAGTTACCGGAAACCGTCATCTCCCCGGGCGCAGCCAGGCCGTTCGTCATCTCCTGCTCGGTGGAGCAAAGGGTGGTGGTGTCGATATCCGATTTTTGCCCGCCGGTATAGCTGAGTTCTTTGGTCGAACAGTTAATGGACTGCCAGGTCGCACCGGTGGGATTCGGCACCGTTGCCGGATCGGCGGAAACGTTAATTTTCGTTCCCTGCGTTTTTTCGTACTTTGAGGACATAGAGAGCTCCGGATATAAAAAAGCCGCCCGGAGGCGGCAGAGTGGATTATTGCCAGATCTGAACTTCCAGCGTGGCGCGGTACAGCGCAGTATCAGGTTCGTATGCGTTAATCTCGTTCAGACCAACGGGATGCAGATCAGAGAGAGCTGATTTAACCTGCTCGCGCAGCGCACGGGCGTCATCAATCGAGCTGGCCCAGGCATCTACCTGGACCGCGCAGGCGGTTTCTGCCGGTCCGCATAAAACATCCTCGCTGGCAGATGAGGGCAGAAGGAAAACTACCCACGGTGCTGCTGTGCCCTGCGGGGCGACAAACGGGAAAACATTGCCGCCTGCCAGTGCACCGAGTCGCGCGTAGATATCAGCCTCCGTCATTTCGCCAGCACCTCATCGATCGCCTGATTCATCCGCCGAAGCGCCACCTGCGTGGCCTCTTCCTGACGGGTATCGAAGGCCGGACGCACAAAAGGGTGCGCCGGCATAGCTGATGTACCAAGCTCAACAAAGCGCCAGTAAAATGCGTTACGCGGATTGCTGGCCTTCATGGTGCTGTCACTGTTACCTGTGACCGGATTAAAGCCGCGGATATGTACGCCTGATGAAATTTCGCCGCGGCGACGCGCTTTCTGCGTTACGACCACAACATTTTTCTTCAGCTTGCCGGTTTTAACTGGGGCCCTCTTTTCGACCTCATCCTTCAGAACTTCAGCACCCGCACGCGTCGCGTCACGTAATACCTTGTTATTTTCTGCCCGGCTGAGTGTTTCCAGATCCTTTGCAATGTCGGCCAGTCCGGAAAAATCAAGATTCGTCGATATCACTGCTTCACCCCCTTCTCGCAGAGTAGTTCAAGTCTGGTGCCGTTTTCCGCAGAGATAACCGAACTGATATCGTATATTTCACCGTTGCCGGTAGGCGGCAGGTGAACGGCGCGCCAGCCTGTCGTTACCGGAATACCCGGATACCGCCGCATCCAGATTCGGGTAGTGGTGCTGCTCAGCTCCGCGCCACCATCCATCATCTCCCGTCCCGATACATCTGCGACTTCTGCGCGTACCGAAGCAACATCAATCCATCCTGTTGCCGGTTGCCCGGACGGTAGCCGCCCGGTAGCTGGTTTTTGCAGGCTTACCCTGTGCCGGAGTCTTCCTGCTTTCATACGCCATACACCCGGTAAGGTTGAAGAAGTGCTTCGGTGGAGAGGGCCAGTGCAGAGGTGACGTTACCCACGTTGACCGCTTCACGGTTCGCATACCAGTGCCCGATAAGCATCAGCATCGCCATTTCAATATCATCGCTGTAAAGCAGGTGGTCAGGGTCGGAAAGGTAGCCCGGATCTTCAGGTGAATCATAAAGCCGGCGGCGGGTCCACTTTTCCACATACCGCGAAGCCGCCTTTATGCTGTTTTCGATCCAGTTGTCGTCCTCCGTAAAATCCGGCTCGATATTGCAGTGATGCTTAACCTGCTCTCTGGTCAGCATGCGCGCCCCTTATTTCTGCTTCTTTTTGCTGCTGTCTGCTCTGCTTGTTCCGGCTGCTCCGGCTGCTCCGGCTGCTCCGCAGTATTTTTCTTCGACGGTGCTGCGGCGTAACCTTTTTTAAGCAATTCACGACCGTGCTGCTCAAGCGTCTCGAACTCAGTGCCTTCAGTTAGTACATTGCCTTCAAAATAGATGGGCTTGATAGCGATCAGCTTCATGATGTTCTCCTTCAGGGAAAAGAAAAGCGGCCCGGGAGCCGCTGATAAGGGTTACGCACCGCCACCGGCAGCCGTCGCAGTAAACGCACCGTAGATGAACGCCTCCGGGCGTTTCACCGCCAGCGCCAGGCGTTCTTCACAACGAATCGAGATCATGTTTTTCTCGAAGTCATCCGCGTTCTCGGTGGAGATCACCACGTTGGCATCTTCGCGGTCGAAGAGCTGCGCAGCCGCATTGAACGCGCCGGTCAGGAACTTACCCTGGAACGCTGCCGTTTCGGTCGCCACCACCGGCAGGCCCCAGAGGGTCGGCCCGCTCAGCGCAGCCGGGTTCGCCAGGATGTAGCGGCCCAGACTGTCTTTGGTGAGTTCAATCTTCGCCCAGTCGATGAAGTGCAGAACATGGCCGGACGCCGGGAAGCGCGCCAGCTGCGCCTGCAGCATCGCCAGGCGCAGCACGTCAATTCCGTTTTGTTTCTCGACTTCAAACGCGGCGCTGAAGGCAGACGCCTGCGGCACTATGCCTTTCAGATGCGCGCCGGTGCCGTCGCCAAACAGGATTTCCTGCTCTTCGACATACTTCAGGCCATATCGCATTTCCGCATCAATCGTGGACTGCAGCTGCGCGAAGTCGTCCAGGATCTGCTTGGACGCTTTGAACATATGCGCAATGGTGGTTACCGGGGTGATCTGGGTGGCGAACTGAATATCGCTGTACGGTTTGGCGGTACCTTCCGGGACCACTTTTGCCGCATTGGTGAAGCCAGTCTGCTGCACCCAGAAGATAGCCGGTGCCGCCGTGCGGCCGGGTGCGATCAGGTCACGGATGAACAGACGTTGTCTCGGTGCGGTGTCGATACCCGGCAGGCGTTGCGGCTCTACCACACCGGTTGGCACGTCAGTTGATATCAGTGCAGCATTGACCGGCACGCTCACGCGCTTGCCACCCTCAACGCTGGCGGCGAACGCTTTAAGTGCTTCGCTGCTGATAACGGTCTGGCCGACGGTTTCGACCACTTTTGCGGCATTCGCCAGGGGCATCTGAGCGACCTGCTGCTCCAGCTCGCCGAGCGCGGCCTTGAGCGTCTTTTCCGCCTCTTTCAGGGCATTAAACTCTGAGGCCATTTTGTCGACGGTTTCTTTAGTTTCTGCCGACAACTTGCCGGTTTTCTGGGCTTCTTTCAGCGCCTCTTCTGCTTTGGCGTTGAATTTGCCGGTGGCCTCTTCAATGCTGGCGCTGACTTTTTTCAGGATCTCGTTTACTTCAGACATAACATCTCCGTATTTACTGGGCAGCCGCTTTCAGTCCGCTAATGGCGGCTTCCAGACGGTCAATGGTTTCTTTTTCGATGGTGGCAGCGCTCGGCGTACCGTCAGGGGTGGCAGCAGCGCCCGGCGTACTGCCCGATAAGGCTTTAAGCAGTTTTCGGCGTTCTGACCGTGGCGTGTTTGCTTTCGCCAGTAACGCATCAAGCTTGCGCAGCGCAGCGACGGGGCTTTCATCGTCGTCGGCGATTTCATCAGCAGACAGCAGGCTGTCAGCAAAGCCCTTTTCCACGGCTTCGCTGCCGCCAATATAGGTTTCACCGTCCATCATTTTGTCGACGGTGGCGGCGTCGAGGCCGCTGCGCGCCTGGTAGATATCGCTCATGGCTTTATCAAACGGTGCCATGTCAGTAGCAATCTGCGCCAGGTCGTGACGGTTGCCCATCGCATAGACCCAGCAGTTGTGGATCATGAGGAACGCGCCGCGGCCTATCTGCACTTCATCGCCTGCCATTGCGATAATCGACGCAGCAGAAGCAGCCAGTCCCAGCACTTTCACGGTGACTTTGCCGTCGTACTCACGAAGCAGGTTGTAAATCGCCAGCCCTTCGAACATGTCGCCGCCGGGGCTGTTGATGTTGACCGTAACGTCTTCGCCATTAAGCGAACGAAGCGCACCGGCGATACGGCTCGCGGTCACGCCCTCGCCCCAGTAATCTGCGCCGATCACGTCAAAAATCGAGATACTGTTATCACCGTCGCGCGCCGCACGGATGCTACCGTTCCAGCGTTCCATCGCCGCAGCAGGCAGGTCTGGTTTTTCGCGCGCAAAAGGTCGCCCCTCCGGCGCCGCCGGAAGGCTTTTAATGGTCATGGATGCTCCTATGCCGCCTGCTTCAGCGGGGACTGTTCGAAGGGAATATCGGGGAAAACGTGACTATGAAGCTGACGAAGCGCGGCGGCCTGCGCTGCCGGGCTGTTCTTTTTAAGGTCCTCAAGCGGCGTCAGGTTCAGCTGCACCGTGTAAATATCTCCACCCTCAATGGGAGGCAGATTTTCCAGCCGGCGCACATCATTGCGTGACATCCAGCCGTTCTGCAGCGCGCTGGTATAGTAGGCGGCGCGCCCTGCGCTGTCGGCACGAAGCAGCCCTTCGACAGAAAACTCGGCAAAGATATCCTCTTCACCGTTCAGCAGACAGCGGGAAATCTCCTGTTCAATATTGACCAGCAGCGGGCGCAGCGTATGGGTCAGAAACTGCAGGTTCATCCCCTCCAGGCTTGATGCCCAGCTGCTCTGCTTTGAGGTATGGCCGACCATAAACGGCGGCACCCGGAACCAGCGGCAGATTTCCTCAATACCGAACGATCGCGTTTCCAGCATCTGGGCCGCTTCCGGATTCATCGTGACGTTCTGATATTTCAGACCGCCTTCAAGCACCATGATTTTCCCGGCATTTTTTGAACTGGTGAACTGTGCCATGTAACTGCGCAGCCGTTCGCGTTGATCTTTATCCAGCGGCATTTCTGCTGAGAGAAAACCCGAGCTCTGCAGACCGTTCTCAAATATTTTGGCAGCCGACTCTTCGACCGCCATTGCGGCACCGATCACATCGCGCCCGGAACTCAGCGGCATCATGCCGCAGACCCCGTCAAGACCGAAGCCGCGAATGTGCATCAGGTTTCTTTCCGCAATGACACGCGCAGTACCGTTCTCGGTGTAGGTGTACTCAAGCCGGCCGGTATCGAGGCGTTTTACCACCATGTTCTGGGGAAGCAACGGCACCAGCGAGACCAGTTTGTTGCCGATAAACAGCTTCTCCACGAAGGCGTTTCCGCGAAGACAGATACTCGCCACCAGCATCAGCATAAACCGCGATGGTGTCATTTCCAGATTCGGCCGGCGACAAAGTACCTGGTAAACCTGATTCTGTTGGGCCAGCCTGCGCGAGCCGTCAGGCTGCCGCTCATAAATCTTCAGCGGTAGCGTTGATATTGACTCGCTCAGCAGCCGGACGCAGGCCCAGACCGCTGACAGCTGGATAGCCTTATCCGCAGTGACCACCTTCCCGCTGCTGCTCGTACCGTACCATTCCTGCCAGAACGTCCCGTTGGTCAGGCTGATGGGGACGCCCAGCCAGTTAAGCAGGGCGCTTTTCACCCTGCCCGGCTGCTTATTTTTCTTCATCAGAAACCTACCATGATGGGATTATCAAAGAAGCCGCTCAGGTCCTGCTGGTCATTGCCACCGTTAACGAGCAGGCGACTCATCGCGGTAAACAGCGCAGCCGGACCATCAATCTTGGCCTCGGGTGTCGATTTGTTGGGAAAGATGTTGTCGTTACGATCCGGCTTCACCGTGACGTTCGACATCATCCAGTTCATCACGGGGTGATTGCTGTGGTGGAACCGGCCGCCGTAAACCAGCGCCTCAACCTCTTTCATGGCTTCGGAGAAATTGCGCACCGTCTGCGGCACTTCAACCAGGGGTAAGCCCTCTTCAGCAAGCGCAAGGCTGAACTGGGTGGCGCTCCATGGATCGAAGCCAATCTCTTTGAGGCTCTCGCCGGTCACCCACTCCTGCAGTTCTTCTTTAATCTGGGCATGGTCGATTACATCACCATCAGTGAGGATGAGTTTGCCCAGCTCTGCCCACTTACGGTAAAGCTCAGCCATCTGCCGCGAGCATTTGTCCAGTCGTCCTTCGGGCAACCAGAACTTAAAGTCGGCGTGAACGTGACCATCAGGGGATCGCCAGGCTTTTACGGCGGCGCAAATGTCGATTTTGTTCGCCAGGTCGACGCCGACCCACAGCGGGTAAGTTTTCAGCTCATGCGCCGGCGCAATAAATTCGCATTTATCCCACTTCAGCATGTCCATCCAGGAAGACTCGGCGGTCACCCAGATATTCATATGCTTGGTGAAAAAGTTAACCCGGGCGGACACCTGCTCTTTTGCTTTCTTCGCCAGGCGGCGCAGATCATCCCAGCGCTTACAGATACCAAGCCCGGGGTTAGCCTTCTGCCATACCGTTTCGTCGAACGGGTCGTCGCCGTCGTCCAGGGTGTAGATGATGGCGAAGAAGGTGTCGTCTTTGACCGCACCTTCCACTTCACTGTTGAAACCGCGCAGCACCTTGATGGCGTAATCGCGCAGCTCGTAGCAGATGCCTTCTTTGTTAAAACCCGCAGTGGTAATACCAAACAGCAGGGACTGCAGGCGCGCGCCGGTCGCCGTCTCCAGAACGTCCCATACGTCACGGGTTTTATGAGCGTGCAGCTCGTCAACAATGCCGCAGTGAATATTCAGGCCGTCCAGGTTATTTGCGTCACTGGAAAGCGGCTCAAATTTAGAGGCGCTTTGCTCCTGATAAATAGCCAGCTTGTTGAACTCGAACAAGCGCCCAAGCGTCGATTTCGCTTTTTTCACCATATTTTTGGCATCTTCGAAAACGATGCGCGCCTGGTCGCGGGTTGTGGCCGCAGAGTAGACCTCGGCTCCACCCTCGCCATCCGCGCCCGTCATGTACAGGCCAACCCCGGAAGAAAGCGTGGATTTGGCGTTCTTACGCGCCACCTCGTTGTAAGCGGTACGGAACCGCCGCACCATTACCGGGCGGCCGCTGCCATCATTTCGCAACACAACCTTGTGGGTCTCCTCATCCACCAGCGGAATAACGAAACCGTAAATATTGATAAGGATGAATACATGCCAGTCCATCAGGGCGATCGGCTGCCCGGCCTGAGCGCCTTTCACATGCGGAATGAACTTATAAAAATTCAGGATGTGCTGGGCGCGGGGCTCGCTGAAAAAAATACCCCGCGCCTCGCCGTTTTGCAGATCGTCCAGAAAACGCTGGCAGGCCAGCCGGACGTATTCACAGGCAATAATCTCCCCCGCCACAACGCGCTCGGCGTAGCGGATACCATCGGCAACCTTAGCCATTAATCCCTCGCTTTCATGAACTCAGCCAGCGGGTCAACCGCCTCCGGCGTTTTGGCGCTGACCTTCGACCGGCTGGCTGGCGTCATCCCAAATTCTGCCAGCATGGCGCGCAGCCGCTTCCAGGCATCTGACTTCATCATTGCTGCCGGATGCGCCTTAATCAGTACATCCCCCGTCTGCGTTTCAGTGCGGTATGTATAGCCCTCGATTTCCAGCGTATCGCAGTGGTGCCGGTACTCGGTATAAGCCTCAACCAGCAATTCGAGCGCGCGGGCGTCCAGCTGCGAAATGACGCCGACGGCATCCAGCTCTTCAGCCATTCGCTTAAACCAGTACTTCGCCTGTTTGTCGAAATGCTTAGGAGTTGGGGGTACCCCTGCAGGGGGCTGTGGCTCATTTTTATTGATCGGGCGTTTTGATGGGTTACCCCTCACCAAACGCAGATGGGTCGGGGTTTTCGGTGGTCCGGACATAATCGAAAACTCCTATTGATCATCGAGTGGGGGACCCCATAAAAAAGTTTTCTAACCTGCGGCGGTGTGAAAAAGGGTTAGGCGGCGGTCCTTAGCGGGCAGGGCCCTGAACTTTTGCCCCGCCCTCATTAGGTTTATAAGGTCTCAGTAAGTGTAAAGATGGCAATAATAACTGCGCCAGAACAACTTAATACTGTGACCAAAGCAATGATGGACACATGTAAGCCAGCCCAAAAGCCTTTCTTATCGATCCTAAACTTCCTACATTCTTCTAAGACGTTTTTAATCCAATATCCAAGAAGAGCCATTGCGCAAAGTCCATAAATAATAGCCATGGGAACCCCAACTCCGGGATAGCCTTTCTTATCTGCCAAAATGACAATGAATGTCATGGCGGCGATTAATGTGACGTAACTGGCCGTGTTGTTAACCATCTGAGTCATAAAGGCTGCGGCTTCACCTCTTTGCAAAGACATGCTTTTCTCCTGTTTTAGCAAATGAACGAGAATCGTTGTTCAATTAATAAAAAAAGAAAACTATCAATTTTTGGTATTTTCTTTGCCAGTTTTACGTTTATGGCATGGCCAGCACAGCGCCTGAAGGTTGCTGTCGTTGTCTGTGCCGCCATGAGCTTTCGGGATGATATGGTCGACGGTTTCAGCCGGGCGCGGCCTGCCATTGCGCAGACATTCCTGGCAGATGTGCCTGTCACGTTTAAGGATGCGGGCGCGGATGACGTCCCATTTACTGCCGTAACCGCGCTGGTGGCGGCTCAGCCCTCGTTGGTGTTGCTGCCAGCCTTCATTACGGTGAGCCTCGCAGTAACCCGAACGGTCTGTTGTAGTACCGGCGCATCCGCGCTTGCGGCAAGCTCGTGGAATAGCGGATGGCATACTGGAAGCTCCAATAAAAAAGCCACCAGCGAATGCTAGTGGCTCAAGACTGAAAGACTCTCGATTATTTAGCGCATGCTAAGCGCGAGTTCGATAGCCCTTTACGGTGCTGCCGTCCTACGGTTTTGCTTTGCTCATCATTACGACAGGACTGCCCATTTCTTTGGCAATAATATATTATCCTTGCCAAAACCAAGGAGGTGGTATGCTTTCTTTTCTCAACACATTCAAGCGACTTATCAGTAACCAGCAAAAACAACAAGCCACCAAGCCAGAGCATTCAACAGAAGAACTTCTTCAATGGGCTACAGGCTGTATGCTCGAAGGTCTGCCAGATAATTTCTTTCAAGCCAGGCTGTTGTGCGTCCGGGAACCTAACCCCCTGAATCCAGATGGTTGGATAGTGAACATGAATCACGAAGTGATGTATAGCGCTGCCTCAGAATACGAACGGTTTCAACCCGCTGATGACCTTTACCCTACGCAGTGCGTTGAAATCATACTTAATGGCAAGGAATGGCATAGCGCCAGTATTGTATTCAACAAAGAAAAGACATCATTCATATGGGAGTGAATATTTTCGAATCCCAATTGTGAACGAAACAAAAAACCGCCCGGAGGCGGTCTACAGACTCTCTTTTTTCTTGTCAGTGTAAACCCTATAAACCCTGACAAATTCGCCGTTCACTTCTGCATCTATTTTTGTGTAAGCGTATTCATAACCCCACTCCTTAAGCTCTTCCTTCGCTCTATTTTCTTGAGCAGCCATGAAGTGAGGGTCTTTGATTTCGGTATATGAATATGTCCCAACAACAAAATCCTTGCTGGGCCGACCGTTAGTTAATTGCATTATTATTACTCCGAATTTGAGATGGAGTAATAACTTATCATAGCGGGTCATCATCAGGCGCACTCGTAAATGCGCCTTGTGATCAAAGCCGTTGCGAAAGAGGCTCTCACTCTTTTTAGGCAGCTTGATCATCAAGATTGCAACCTGCCAGCAATGTGGCGATCCACTGGATACCACGCGGAGTGAACTTGGCCTGGGTGAAGGCATGGCCGTCATTATGGTTCTCTCCGGTTTTCATGGTGAAGCGATCGCCATCCATTTGCTGAGCTCGGATGCGGGTGCCGTCACCTTTATCTCAGGAAGAGATTCGCTGCATAATCGCCGTCGACGAAGACATCACACTCTTTCGCGTCACGGGAAAACTTACAGCGCGCCATAACTTTTCGCCCTTTGTAGGTTCCGTTATACACGTTTGTATAGTTTTGACTGAAGGCAGCCGGTAGGCTTTTATCTTGGTTAAGGAATGAGTCATCAATAACCAAAATCTCATTCACCCATATCTTCAAAACGCCATTGGGCATATTAGCGCTAATGAGCATCTGCTCGCCATTTGACGAGCGATAAGGCTGCTGTGCTGAGTAGTTGGTACAACCAGTGAGTGCAAGTGCTACCAATAATGCTGTTATGAATCTCATGAAAACCTTCACCTATGTTAAATTATTGATTGGTATAGCTTTAAAATCATAAAACTAAACCATTAGGTTCTGGTTGTACACGTTAAAATTGTTATTATTCTAGTTGGTACGATCGACGATCTAGCAAAACCTCCACCCTGAGGCTATCACAACAGGTTGATTTTTTTTAATTAACGGGTAGCAGGCCAGATTCGTGTCGTCATTATCTCAAACGCTCACTGAGTGGCTGCTGTGATACCCCGAACCAGAGTTTTAATAACATGAATGATTAATGGAATAGCCAGAATTGCCTTGAATGCCAGGAGCACGCTAGCCGTAATTTCGTTTAAGGAGTCAGCCGTCAGTGAGTCCATTAACGGCGTATATAAGCCAATAGCAAGGCTTGCTCCAACAAGATACAAGCCAACCAGGAATATGTATGCGAGAACGCTATATAGAGCAAAGAGCAGCAATTGCTTAATGTCTAGTTTTTTCTGCCAGCTGAAAGCATCTTTTATCGTACGAAAGTATCCAATCATTACTCATTCGCCCCTGAAAATTAATAAATAAGGCGCATTATAATGCGTTGCTCTATTTAAGGCACTGAGTATTGATGTACTCCTGCAATGCCTTCAGGGCTTTTTGGTCGCTGATAATACCGGATCGGATACCGAGAATGTTTCGTCCAGCAACGTCAGAGAGTTCGATGGTGGCATCATTGCCCATGCTGGAGGTGCTGGCGGTTTTGGTTGAGGCTGGCACTGGGCAGCGTCCTTTGACGAGCACCCGGCCACCACTATCAAGCTTGCGCTGCAGAGCATCATTTTCAGCTTTTGCATCGGCCAACTCCTTCGTATATTTCGCATCGAGCGCTGCAACGTCGCGCTGGCGGCGACTCATGTCATCAATGTCTTCTTTAGCCAGTTTTAATTCACGATTAACTTTGGTTAAGGATGCCTCGGCTTTTGTGAGCGAGATCCGATAATTAAGCGCGATAATGACGACGGCAACGAAAAGCAATGGCTTCCACCATGCCCGGACAAAGTCCCATAGCGCCACCATCAGAGCACCCGGCGCGCTGCGGCATAGCGGGCCTGTCTGTCTTCCAGCCCGTTCTGCCCACCGTTAATGATCTGCGTGACGCGCAGCAAATCGCCCGGATATTTCAGACAGCCTTTGCTGGTATAGAACCATGCCGCAGAGCGCGCAGCGCTGGCCTCTTCGGAAAGCAGATCCGGCGTACTCACAAGGTCGAGCTTTAACGCGGTGCCGCAGTCTCGGTAATTTTCGAGGCCGGTAATCTGGATTAAGCCGCGTCCGCGATATTTCCAGCCATCACCCGAGGCGTTATTACCGAGGCGCTTGCTGTAAACCAGATTGGCGATCGCGCGCTGCCGCTCAAGGGGCAGCACCTTTTCATACGTGCGGCGGCCGAGCATATTGGCCTGATCCTGAGTTAGCCGGCCAGCCCGGACAAAACCGTTCAGCCCGGCGATGCTGTAGTTGAAACTCTCCACCAGCCTGGTAAAGCCGGTGCTTTCATGGCCGACCTGCGCGATGAACATTGCCTGATCGACCGGCGCAGTGATGCCGTACTCGCACATCGCCGCATCAATGTGCGGAAACCAGCGCGCAGCCAAGCTGGCGCTTAAACCAGCCGCCTGCTGAAATTGTTGTTGTTTCATTCGGGCCTCAGTACCTGAAACAGGCGCGCCACGTTGCCCCGGGCACGGAACACGGCGGCGCAGATGATTAAGTTGATGATGACCGACGCCCAGTGTGTGTGGACGTAAAAGTCGAAGGCGTAGCGGAACGGCACAGAGGCATACGCCAGAATAATCAGGTATGCCAGCCACGATGCCCACCAGCGGTGACGGGCACCGGGCTTGCGGAACAGCATCAGCCTCAAAACAATGGCCGAGCACGTCGCCACGTTGGTCAGTACCAGCGGATCACTTATTACCATTGGCTCCCCCTCTCCACCGCTGGAACCACTGCGCGGGGTCTTGCTGGCTGGCGAACGTCAGGATTTTAATCGTCAGCGCAGAGAGGATAACGGCCCCCAGCGCATCAAGCGGCTTGTCGCTGTATTCCGTCCAGCTGGCAAGTTTGGAGCCCACCAGCCCGGCACCGTAAACGCCAGCAATATACGAAACAACAAAATAGGCGGCGCGCCGGATCAGGGTCAGGTCTCCCGCGGTGGCAACATAAAAGACCGCACCGGCAAACGCGCCAAAAATTACGCCATAATCTGTGCCGGTCAGCAGCCCATAGATGCTCGCACCAGTAAGCGCAGCACCTGCCGCGACAGTTCCCGAAACCGGATCGGACATGTAGCCCCCTCTATTGCTGTGCATCCTCTCTGAGCGAGGGGAAATGAAAAAGGCCCGCCGAAGCGAGCCTAGTGGGTTGACGCAGTGATGCCTTTGATGCCCTCAAAAGAAAGTAAGCAGTTGTAAGCGTCGTGTCGTTGTGACTACTCTTATCACGTTACACAATAAAATGCGGACCGCGCTAACTTTTTTTGATAGATTTTTTACAACTCTCACTCATTGAAAATTTCCATGAAAATTTCTATTACATCTCGCAGCACATACAAAGGCTTCTTTCTTTCAGAACCTATTGTTTTTAATGGTTTTCTTTGCGTTATTACCGGGAAAAATGGATCTGGTAAAACAAGGCTCTTAGAATCGATAGTAAATGACGACGCTGATCTTTGTATAGACGGGGAGCTAGTCCCTTCAAGAAGAATTTCATTGATCGATATTAGTAATGAAAAACCCAATGTGCTCTCTCCTTATTTTAATTACGATCTAAGCCGCAAACTTGCAGAGTCTGTATTTATCCTAATACGGGAGCATGAGGATTCTAATGACATTCCGGAGCATCACAACTTTTATATTCACACAGACAGAAGAATGGATTCTTCAGAGCAATTTAAAGCCAGAAAAATAGTTAAAAATGCAGAAGAATTATTTAACAAGAAAATGGCTCAACTTGAATATGAAGAATTGGAGCTTTCTATTTACCTACATAAAGATTTAATTAACTGCAGTATGGACAGCTCACCAGCCAGCCTCAGCCAACTAACAGTAAATTACTATCAAACCAAAGAGAAAAAAGGATTTTTGGAATATAAATTATCACGCGGTGATGACGTTCACGTACCTGACCAAAAAATCTTCAATAAATTACTTGGAGAAGAAAGCCCTCATCATCTTTTTGCTAAAGTCGTAGAAAGAATGTTTCGAGGAAAATTCACCATCACTCCTCCTGATGAAAAAACCGTGCGCTTCGGTTATCACCCCAAATTAATACTAAACTCGACAGGTATAGAGGTCAATGAAAACGATCTCTCATCGGGGGAAAAAATAATATTCTGGCTAGTTGAAAAAACCTTCTACACTAACTATTCAAAATCCAGTAAAATATTCAACTATAAAAGCATAATACTTATTGATGAGCCTGACGCGCATCTTCATCCGCAAATGGTTAGTGATTTCTATGATTGCCTGAATAGTTTACACGAAATTCTTAATATCTCGTTTATATTTAACACTCACTCTCCAACCACTGTAGCTCTTTGCCCTAACAATAACATCTTTAACCTTGAATTTGACAATAATAACCATACTTTTAAAAGTATACAGACCACAAAAGATGGTGGAATCTCACAACTCTTAGAAGGCGTGTCGCAAATATCTATTAATCCAGACAACAGTAGACAAGTATATGTTGAAAACATAAATGACGCTTATATATATGAAAAGCTATATACAGCCATCAAAAACAAATCATCTATCATCGATCCCAACATAACCCTTTCATTTATTAGTCCGGGCCCTAAACTCAATGAAAAAGAACTATTAAAACATATTACTTCTATTTATGGCGACAATCAAAAAGCAACTTCATTAATTGAGAGAATAAATGGTGATGGTAACTGCCAACAAGTAATTGGAATGGTTGACTTTCTATTAAGTAAGGGCAATCGCACGGTTCGAGGATTAATTGATTGGGACATACAAAATAGAAATCACAGAGATGAAGTTATTGTCTTAGCAAAAGATTATGCCTATTCCATAGAAAATATAATCTATGATCCAATTGCTATATTTGCTTATCTTTCAGCGGAAGGAATAAAGCATGCAAATTATTTTTTTGAATGTGAGCAAGATTATTTTTGGCAAGACGCGTTAGATGACAAAATTAAATTGCAGAAAGTAGTTGATAAGATAACTCTTGACGTACTTGGCAGACCTAATGCTCAAAATCAAGATATTAAATATATGAATGAATGCATTTTAAAAGGGGACAGGGAGTACTTTATACCATCCTCTGGCAAGAACGGTCATTCGTTTGAATCTGACATATATAAAAAATACCCAGAAATGAATCGACTACGCATTCAAAATAAAAGCCTAATGTATTGCTTTACGATTAAGACACAAGGCCTACTTGGTTGGCGATTTATTAATAGTGTAATAAATCATACTTTTCATATGCTGCAAAAATAAATCAGCCGCCTATATGGCGGCAGATAATCACACCTCACATTCAAGCTTAATATTTAGCATTGAAAGACAACCTTCTATAAACCCCTCAGCCATTTGCATTTCAATGCGTATCAGCTTCTCATCTTTCTTCTGGTGCTTAGCAATTTTTCTTTTTGAAAGCCTGTATAAATAATGCAAAATTATAAGCTCATATTCATAAGGGCGCTTTTCTTTTAATCTTGCAAGGCATCCCTCTATGATTAATGCATCATTGTCCGTGCAACATGGACGTGTATTGCTAGTTATAGGCAAGAGTTCCTTAAATCCCGCAGCAATTGATGGATAATAAATATCTAACCTATAACTAACTGCCCATCCACTCCATAACTCCAAAACTCTCTGAATATCACGCATGTTTTCTCCACAGAATTATCCCAAAACACTGACCGCTAATGCCCTGTCTAAAAAACGAAAAATCAGCTCCAGCTGTGAGCCATATTTTTCTTCGAATGCCACGGTGTCCCGATGGAGCTCGTCGTGATGCCTTCTGCACAAAGGCAACACGAAAAGGTCATGGGCTTTGGTACCCATCCCGCCCTGCCCGTGGCCGATCAGGTGATGGGGGTCGTCTGCCCGCTGGTTGCAGCATGCGCAAGGCTGCTGCTTAACCCAGCGGGTATATTTCTCGTTTTCCCAGCGGCGGCGCTTTGGTCGGAGCATGTAACTTTCAGGCGACTCAGGGTCGATCGTCAGCGCAACCACCTGCGGCTGTTGCTCCTGCGGCTTGTCGCAGTTCATTGGCGTTTTCACCGCACCAGCACGCTGTGCTTTCGCCTGTACTATTTCAGCCGCCGACGGTCCCGGAACCATATCGCTTTCACGCGACACGCCCTGCACGGGCAAAGGCGGAAGGCGCAGAGCGCGGCGCGCCACACTGTCAGGCAGCGCATCAGTGATATCCATCCTGACAGCCCACCAGCACAACTCCGGCAGAGTCAGCTCGTGGGTATCGTCAAAGGCGAGGGCACCGCGCGCGACGCTGATAATCCAGGCTATCACATTGGAACGGGCAATTGCTGACAGGCGCTCGGTAAAATGTTCGGCCAGCTTATTATCACAGTACCAGCAAAGGCGCAGCGCGCCGGGCTCATGTCGCATCGTGGTCAGCTCATGGTGATGGTACTCACTATGCGGCCACTGGCAGCCGCCCTGCTGCTTCATCAGCCAGTGCTCCAGCCCATTAATGCCACCAGCAGCCCTGATCACCCGCTCATCAGTAAAGAAGACATGCAGTCCTTCGTCATCGGCCAGGGGCTGGTGCGCCGGCGGCACCGCGCCGCTCGGGAACCGTGCCATGCTTTCTGGCTGCACCTCTACCAGCACGCGCCCGTTTGCAAATATGGGCATCAGTTCAGGGCCGGGGCGCAGCAGCACGATACCCATTCCGCGCGCGATTTCCGGTGTTAACAGAGCTCTCACGCAGCGTTCCCCTTCGCCACATGCTCAGCCCACAGCCCACCTATCCACTTAACACCCTTCGCTGTGAAACGCGCCTGGCTGAACGCGTGGTTGGATGTCGCGGATGTGCCCGTTTTCACCTCGAACCGTCCAGCATCAATATGCTGGTGGCGCGGCGTCAGCACCCCGCCGAGGCGGTACATAATCTCGTTGTCGATCAGGAACAGGCGGAAATCCGTCTCTTTGGCTTTTAACAGCTTTGCCACCTGACGGAATGAGAGCGAACCGCTGGCGGAGCAGTAGCGATCCACAAACTCCACCTTTGGCGCCGCGGCGGCGAGTTCCTGTGCCAGCCTTTCCTTTTGTTCGGCCAGATCCGCAGCAAGGCGCAGTGCCTCCGGCAGCGACCGCGGCACGCCCGGCTGCTGGCTGCTTTCCAGTTCCTGCCAGCGATCAACCAGGCGCGCGGTAAACTCCGGACATAACTGCGCCACAATGACATAGCTGTCACGTTTGTTAACCAGGTAGTGGTGGTATTCCTGCCTGTTCTGCGGGTGGGTGTACGGCAATGCCGTATACCCATCAATGACGCTTTTCTTCATTAACCGCTCAATGGCGGTGCACACGTCGGTATGACGTGAACCGACAAGCGAGGCTATTTCCCGGCTGGACATAAAAAGCTCCTGACCTGCCAGCGCCGCATGATGCTTAGGGCAAAATGAAATCGGGTGTGTCTGGTTCATACGTTTCTCCATCTGTCAGGCGGCTGCACCCGCCACAAAGTTACTGATCGTGATTTCCACTTTCCCTTTGCTGGTTACCGGGCCCCATTCCACCAGCATCTTTTTCACCTGGCTGTCGTCCTCCCAGACATGGGCCAGCGTCAGCGCATCGAAAAGTGCCTTCAGATAGTTATCCAGATCGCGGCGTTTCCGGTCAGGCGGGTAAAGCACCACCTTCACCGCCAGCAGGCTGGTGACAGGCCTGGGTATGCGCCGCAGTTGCTCAAAAACGGCCGCTGCGGCATTGCTCTGATATTTGCGCCCGTCGGCGCTGACGAGATGACGGCCTTTTAGCGGCCCCTTAGTCGGGGCGCGCCAGTAGCTGTTAACGCTGGGAGGAAAAGGCAGGGTCAGCTTCATGCAATTGCACCCCGCGCTTTCAGGAAAGCCACCGCGCGATCGCGCGATTTGGCTTCACCGTCTACCATCGCACGCAGCAGAGAAACCGCCTCATCTTCTTTGGCGATGCCGTTGATGGTGATGCCGCGGGCGACGCCTTTTGATAACGATATGGCGCCTTTCTTCTCCAGCTTACGCAGCATATCGGTCGCAGCGTTGGGTGAAGCGGCCCCCATAAGCTGGGCCACTTCTTTCTGTGTCGGCGGGTAACCGTTTCGTCTCTGGAAATCCGCGAGCATATCCAGCACTTCCTGCTGGCGAACGGTTAAGAGTTGTGGATAGCTCACTCTTTTACCTCCCCTCTCTTTTCGATAGGGGCCGTAGAGGAGGCTTTTTTATACGAGAACGCCAGACGCGCAGATGCCACTGTGACGTAGTCAGGATCTTTCTCAATACCAATAAAGCCGAAACCTTCCTCAAGTGCCGCCCGACCAGTGCTTCCACTTCCCATCCATGGATCAAGCACATTTCCTCCTGGTGGAGTAATCAAACGGCACAGGTACTTCATCAGCGCGACTGGTTTGACCGTTGGGTGGTTATTTCTTGCCCCTCCGGTACGACCTGCACCAGCACGTGGATCGTTAAGACCGGCGCTTCCTTCTTTGCGTCCGCCAGTCATTTCAGATGCAGAAATCGAGTTGAAACGCTCCATGCCCTCATCTCTTTCAGACGGACTTACTTTGGCGCAGTAGAAAAATCTTGCAGCGCTCCCTTTATCTCCATGGAACACTCCAGGCATGCGGCCAATCATTCCGGAAAATGAAACGGAGCCGCTGAAGCCGTTAGTGGTTGGTTCATTGCCAGTTACCGGTGATGCTGCGCCAGCGTTTGTAGGGAAAAGGGTTACAACTTCTTCGCTTCCGTCATGAATAAGATTTGCAGGCCAGCGCCCCATAACGTCCTGTTTATCAGTAGGTACACGACAACTCTGAATGTTGAGGGCTCCGGTACCATACATTTTCATCGTAGCTTCAATGGAAGCGCTAACTGGTTTACGCGCCAGGACTATTGGCTCATGAGCAGGCTTGAGAGCAGAACCCCAGCCCTGAAAATCCCCCTTCAGATTTTTGCTTTTTGGGAAACCGGTGCCATAGACCCATAAAATCTGATCGCGAACTTCGAAACCGGCATCTTCAACATTCACTACCAGCCGGTGATAAGTTCTTGACCCGCCGAAGGCGAGCATATGTCCCCCCGGCTTAAGAACACGCAAACATTCCAGCCATTGTTCGACCGTTGGTACGCTGTAGTCCCATTTATGGCCCATGAAGCTCAGACCGTACGGTGGATCAGTGACGATGCTGTCAACAGAGTTATCAGGCAGACGCTTCAATACGTCCTCACAAAGGCCAACATGTATCTGATAACTCATCACAGTTCCCCCACATAGTTACCGGCCAGATAGCAACGGCCTTCCACGTAACCAACGCGGTTGCTCATCTTCAGGCACTGGGTACGCTTCTTCGCCAGCCGTTCGCGGTCCCGGTTACTCTTCGAGGCATCGAACGCAGCCAGGTAGGCATGTGCGGCGCGGCGCCACAGATTCTGTCTTTCCAGCTGGCAGGCCAGCTCTTCAAAAACTTCGTGTTTCAGCTTCTCGTTTGTCATGATCTGAACCCCTCCGGGACCTGGCTGTAATCAACACCGGCATAGCTGGCTTTAAATGCGCTGTCGTCGCGCTGCACATTGCGCTGCTTCCACTGCTGGCGGGGCGGGCGTCCGCGCTCTTTCCAGCGGGTAGCGCTCAGCAGGTAGCCTTCAAGCTTGCCCGGGACGAACAGCGTCTGCGGGCGCATGTAGTCGTACATTTCCGTGTCGTGCCAGTGCTCGTGTTTGTAGTCGACCACGAGCTGCAGGTCTTCCACGGAATGCCCTTCGCGCAGCGGGCCCGGATGTTCTCCAGTGAAGATTTCGAGTTCTGGTAACGCGCGCCGGTGACCAGATTCAGGTGCTTCAGCACAGCAATCGCTTTATCGGTGATCAGCTGCTCAGCGTCGGGTTGCCCGGCAACCTGACAAGAAGGTTTTTTATCTGATGGTTCTTGTTTTGAAGTTACTGACGGATCGTGTCCAGATTCTGGACCCTGAGAAGCGCCGTTTTTGCGGTTTTCCGGACGTTCAGATTCTGGACGTGCAGCTTCTGAACCTTCGGATTCTGAACGTCCAGATTCTGAATGTTCAGAAACTGGACCCTGAGAATAAGCACCGGCAGCCGCCTGGCGCAGGCGCGCCACATTCAGCGTGTAGATGTTGGTACCGCTGCGCTGGCCCTGACGGCGTTCTTTACGAGTCAGCCATCCGTCACGCTCAAGCTCACCAACTGCGGTAATAACGGTGCTGCGACCGGCGCCAATCTGGCGCGCGATGGTGTCGACGCTGGGCCAGCTGATACCTTCATCGCTGGAAAAATCAGCCAGGCGCGCCAGAATCAGCAGCTTCGTGCCTTTGATTCCGGCACTCGCGCAGCCATCCCAGACGTAGGCTGATAACTTAACGCTCATGCATCCACCCTTTTGAACTTCTCGCGGAACCGCTCAACAGGCTGCATGCAATCGTGCGGGTAACCCGCGCGCCGGAAGATAACCTGTCGCTTTTCGGGGTCGTAACCAGTGACGTGGACTTCAGTTCCCCGCCAGTCGCGGTATCGTCTGTTGAGTTCCTGCACGCGAAAGCCTCCGCCTGGCGGTTAAACTCCCCTACCATCTGCTGAACGAGCTGGTAGCTGACGGGCACACAGTGGCCTGATACTTTCACTGCATACCGGTACTGCACCGGACCGGCTCCGCCCGGTACCGGCAGCGCAATAAGTTGCGACCTGCGGTAACGTGTTGTTAAACTGTTCATGCGTAGTTTCTCCACTATTGAAAAGACGCGCCCGACGCCTCGAGCTGCACACTCGGGGCGTCACCTTTTCTGGTGCTCATAAATACTTCTACTGCCTGGTCTGAAACCCCATACAGCGCCATAAAGCCCATGAATCCGTGGAACTGGTGGCGAATAGTCTTGCGAAACAGCTCAGAGAGCTTTTTGCGTTCATGACGGTCAATTACCCCATCCTCCGCCGCTTCAATCTGCGCCTGCGCCAGCTGGCCTTTCGCCGCGCTGGTTTTCATGTCGATCGCGAACAGGTCCACGTTGTCCATGCTTTCCGGCTTCGGAACGTCCACCAGCAGTTTGCCGACGCGCGCCGCGGCATATTCCGCCAGCATCGAGACGCCGGACAGATCCTCCATGCGCTCAAGTTCGGCCAGCGTGAAGAAGCGGCTGCCGCATTTCTGGTACATGTGGTTATGAAAGGTGTCGATGCTCATGCCGAGATCGGCAGCCATCCCGAGACGACCGGCAGGATGCGCCTTACACATCGCGCTTATTGCTGCTTTGATGTTGTCTACCATCTTGTTTGTCCTTTGGTAGTTTCGCCGCCAATTACCTGCTGCTATGGTTTTGCAGGTTATGGATTCGGTTTCGCAAATGAACGCAAAGCTTTTCAAATGAATTACCGTGTTGTTGGCGGTTCAGGTTGGTAAAGAGCGGGTACTGCTTAGGCGGCTGAGCGTTCCGGAGGGAACACGTCGTCTAATTTCACTTTTGCACCGAGCTTATTAAGCGTCTTAACTAGGTGGCGGCATGTTCTCAGGTCAGGGTGGCGACGACCTGCTACCCAGTGACCAATGGCACCTTGAGTACACCCTATAATCTCGGCCAGAGCTGCTTGGGAGATTCGAACCTTCTCCCGGTACATTTTTAAATTGCTCATATAGGCTCCATGCTGTGTTCACAATTTATAATACACATCGTACTTTTAAACCACAAGCCAAAAAATACGCATTGTGCATGGATGAACACAATACGTCGCGTAATAATCGGCTTATGAAAACGACTTGGAATGAACTGGCTAAAACCAGAATGAAAGAGCTTGGTGTTACCCAAGAGGATCTCGCTGAGGCTTTAGGCAAAACTCAGGGAGGGGTTGGTCATTGGCTTAGGGGAATGCGGAACCCCTCCTTGCAGGAAATTGGTTCAATCTTTGAGTATTTGGGTATTTACGATGTGAAATTTAACTCTGATGGTACGTTCACTATTGGTGATAAGCCCTTAGATAAACCAGTTAAAAAACATTATGAGTACCCGTTATTTTCTTCAGTGCAAGCCGGACCGTTTTCGGAGGTTGGAAGCTACACAGCTAGCGACGCAAAGTCATGGGTCCCGACGACAAAAAAAGCCAGCGAAAAAGCTTTCTGGCTTGAGGTGAAAGGTCACTCTATGACCGCCCCGCAGGCGTAAGACCGAGCTTTCCTGAAGGCATGCTGATACTCGTCGATCCTGCTGTGCCGGTGGAATCTGGGGATTTCTGCGTGGCTTCTGCAAATGGCGACTCAGAGGCAACGTTCAAGAAGTATGAGAAAGATGCCGGGGTTAGTTACCTTGTACCTCTAAATCCGGTATACAGAACGCTAGATTGTGATCACAGCTGCCGCATTATAGGCAAAGTAGTTAAAGCGCAGTGGCCTGAAGAAACGTTTGGGTAGGACAATTGTTCAGGGCTCAGCTTTGAGCAGGTAGTAGGCATTCTTTCAAGTTCAAGAAATAAAGTTGAGTTTAACAGAGCATTCAAACGAGCCTTTACATCACCTTGGACTCAATCAGACCTTTTGGATGTCGATGAATAATTCTCAAACTCGGCCACCGCGCCGGGTGTTTTATAATTAGCCTAATATGTTAAGATGTTTCTGATTGTAATCATCGGAAATATGAAATGAAAAAGATAGTTTTAGCTGTTGCTTTAGCGGCAACTCTCGCAGGATGCGCCTCTTCAGGCAACCAGCAGCTCAAGAACGAAACTGAAACCAGCGTTCAGACCAAAATCCAGCAAGGGAAGACTTCAAAGTCGGAAGTAAAATCTCTCTTCGGGTCCCCAGAAGCAGTGTCGTACACTGACGGCGGCAACGAAATATGGAAATACTCTTTTGCCAAAGTTAAGGTTAACGGAACCTCTTTCATTCCATTTTACGGCCTGTTTCATAACGGTACTAACGGAACGAAGAAAGAGTTGACTATCCTTTTCAAGGACGACATTGTTCAGAAGTACACGATGGCTGAATCCGCAATCAACAACAAAACAGGCTGGGCTGATTAACCCAAGGCAATCCAACCCGGCACATCGCCGGGTTTTTTATTGCCTTAAGATCGCTATCAACGGTAACGCGCCATCCAGCCCAAGTTATTGATTAAATTTAGATAATCCTAACACATACCCTTAAGCCGTCATATGGTCACCAACCCGATCGCCTCTATTAGTCATTAGGGCAAGTTACAGGTAGTTAGCCACAAAATATCCACTCCCTTCAGTTCCATACCAACCCCTCGCTCATTTTTTACTCGTGACATCATGATTGCTGCATGAAATTAAAATCCATTTAAATACAAAACGATGCATACGCACTACAGTTTTCATACAATTGGTATTGGCTAATTATAAATACGAATCGTAATATTAAACCATCAGCAGGACGCTGGTAGCCAAACGTAACAGATTTGCATCACTCACAAACTATGAAAAAAGGACAAGAAGTTTACGCAATACACGAGAGCATCACGGGCGACAGGCTGATAACCCAATCCACCCGGTCGGAACTCCTAACCGCAGGTGCTCTTCTGTGTTGTGTGGAGAAACTACCCGGCGACCAGTGCAGATGGCCGCCCCCTTTTACGAGAGTGAATAAAACCTGTTTAAACAGACTTACCCCATTTTCGCATGGGTAGGGTTGCTACAACCAAAAGACAGCGCGGTGCAGCGCAAAGTGAAGTGGAGGAACACGCATTGAATTACGAAAAAACGAAGGAGCTCGCGAAATCAGGCCACCAGCTGGCGGTGCTTTTGGGCACGCAGAACGGCATGCATGAAGCCGCCTCTCTTGTGCAGCGTATGGCCGGGCATCTCGATCTCTTAGCTGTAGTGTTAAGGGAAAAGACGAAGATCAGCGACGAGCTGCTGGAGGCGCTGCTGGATCGGGCGGAGCCGATGTTTTACGTGAGCTACAAGGCGGCAAAGCGCCTGCTGCGTAGTTATACACGCTTCGCCACCATGACTACAGATCCGAAAGCGGGTGTGAGCCTGCCGCTCTACATTCGGGACGTGCGCACAATCGTCGAAATGGGTCGCGCTGCTGGCTTTCATCCGCGTTATGAAATTCCGTTTGAAGGCGATTTGCATAACGCGCTAGCCGATGCCAAACACCAGGTGAAATACGTTTCAACAATCTGGCAGCGGTTTATTCCTGCCACCAGCAACAACATCTGATTTAACCCGGGTGCAGCCGGTAAAGTGGAGAATAAGCCATGAAGCAAATGCTCACGCTTGAGGAATGGGCAGCAGAGAAATACCGGAGCAGTCCACCAGCTTTGAATACTCTGCGCCGATACGCTAAGCAAAATATGTTTTCCCCACCAGCTATGAAACAGGGTCGCAAGTGGCGAGTAAGGGAAGATGCAGAACTGGTAGGCGAATTGGCTAAGCCGAATATCCGAAAGACTGACTCGCCTATACTTCAGAGGATTCTTGCTGATGGCAGCTCGACCACGTAAAAACAATGTTTCTGTTCCGAACCTTTACCCTCTCTACAGTAGAAAGGCGAATAAGGTTTACTGGCGCTATAAACATCCCGCCACAGGTAAGTTTCATGCGCTGGGTACCGATGAGGCAGAAGCTATAGCGATTGCTACAGAAGCTAACATGCGCCTGGCGGAACAGAGAACCCGGCAAATTCTGGCGATCAGCGACAGGATTGCTACCAGCAAAGGCAAAGCAATCACGGTTTCTACATGGCTGGATAGATACTGGAAGATTCAGGAAGAAAGGTTGGCGACGGGCGACATCAAACTCAACACATTCAAACAGAAGACAAAACCGGTTTCGCTATTGCGAGAGCGAGTCGGTATGAAACTGCTGCCATCAGTGGATGTTCGCGATATTGCTCAGCTGCTCGATGAGTACGTCACTGCTGGTCAGCCGAGAATGGCTCAGGTCGTCAGAACTGTGCTGGTAGATATTTTTAAAGAAGCGCAGCATGCAGGTGAAGTTCCTCCAGGTTACGATCCAGCTTCAGCAACTAAAAAGCCCCGCCGAAAAGTTACACGCCAGCGCCTCAGTTTGGAGGAATGGCAGCGGATATTCGAGATTGCAGACGCCAACCATCAGTATATGGGTAACGCTATGTTGCTGGCTTTGGTAACCGGCCAACGCCTGGGTGATATTTCGAAAATGAAGTTTAGCGATGTCTGGGATGATCAGTTACACATTATTCAGGAGAAAACAGGAAGCAAAATAGCGATCCCATTATCGCTGCGCCTGAATGCAATTAACTGGAGTTTGCGGGATGTTATAGCGCGCTGTCGGGATTATGCGGTTAGCCCTTACCTCATCCATTTTTTCAGGGCCACGTCGCAAGCAGAACGAGGCGCCCCAGTTAAAGCGAACACGCTTACCATGAATTTTAGTAAGGCTCGGGATAAGGCAGAAATTGACTGGGGGGAAGGAACGCCAGCGACATTCCATGAGCAGCGATCGCTATCTGAACGTCTTTATAAGGAGCAAGGGATTGACACTAAAAAGTTGCTCGGCCACAAGTCGCAGCAACAGACCGATCGTTATAACGACGACCGAGGGAAGGACTGGACGACGATTGCAATTTAG